GAAGTAGAGCAAGGACTTAAGACTGAAATGACCGAATCATTCCTTCAAGGAATGAAGGGTCTTTTTGAAGATCATTATGTAACAATCCCTGAAGACAGATATGATGTACTTGAGAGTATGGTAGAAAAACTTGATGATATGGAGTCCAAACTCAATGAGCAAATTCATAGGAATGTTGCTCTGAATAGAAGATTAGCAGAGTCGGTTACTGAAGTAATCTTTGCCGAAGTTTCTGAGGGTCTCGCACTTTCTCAGAAGGATAAACTCGCTTCTCTTGCAGAAAATGTTGAGTTTGATAGTGAAGGTAGCTATCGTGAGAAACTGGTAACATTAAGGGAATCTTATTTCCCCAGAAACGCTGGTACTCAAAGAGACAACTCGGATTATATCGCAGAAGAAACTGATTATTCGCAACCAGTATCTGGTTCGATGTCATATTATCTCGATGCACTCCAAAGAGTTTCTAAAAAGTGATTTTTAAATTATAACAATCAAACTAAAATTTTTTAAAGAGGTAAAACAAATGCAAATGTTCAACGCAGAACATCTGCAGGAGAAGTGGGCACCACTCCTTGACTATCAGGGACTCGATGGAATCAAAGATTCACATCGTAGAATGGTAACCGCAGTTCTCCTGGAGAATCAAGAGAAATTCCTTCGTGAGGAAAGACAATTCCTCGGCGAAGCATCCTACGCATCTAATGCAGCAACTGCTGCTGGTACTGGTTTCGCAGGACAATCAACCGTAGGTGGTCCAGTTGCAGGTTTCGACCCTGTTCTGATCTCCCTCATCCGTCGTTCAATGCCTAACTTGGTCGCATATGACCTCGCAGGTGTTCAACCAATGAACGGTCCCACAGGACTCATCTTCGCAATGCGTTCACGTTATGTTGATCAAACTGGTGCTGAAGCATTCTTCGATGAAGTTGATTCTGGTTTCTCTGGAAGAAAGAGTACTCAAACCCAGTATGCTGTGGATCCTACTGTTGAAGCAAACGTAGGTTTCGGTACTACTGCTCAAGTTGGTAGTAATCCTGGACTTCTTACTTCTTCTGGTGCTACTCAAAATGCATATAACGTCGGTGGTGGCATGGCTACCTTCGATGCAGAAAGACTTGGTGCATCAGGTCAAGAAAGTTTTAACGAAATGGCATTCTCAATCGAGAAAGTCACCGTTACTGCGAAGTCAAGAGCACTCAAGGCTGAGTATTCACTTGAACTTGCACAAGACCTCAAGGCAATCCACGGTCTGAATGCTGAAGCGGAATTAGCAAACATTCTCTCAACAGAGATTCTTGCTGAAATTAACCGTGAAGTTATTCGTACTATCTACAAGACTGCTGAAGCTGGTGCTCAGTTCAACACTGCTACTGCTGGTACTTTTGACCTTGACGTTGATTCTAACGGTCGTTGGTCAGTTGAGAAGTTCAAGGGTCTTATTTTCCAAATCGAGCGTGATGCTAACGCAATCGCACAAAGAACTCGTCGTGGAAAGGGTAACATCATCATGTGTTCATCTGACGTTGCTTCTGCACTTTCGATGGCTGGTCTCCTTGACTACACCCCTGCACTCAATGCTAACCTGAACGTTGATGATACTGGCAATACTTTTGCTGGTGTTCTTAACGGTAAGTATAAAGTTTATATTGACCCATATTCGGGTGGTGCTGGCAACCCAGCAGCTAGTGCAACTGGTGGTCAATACTACGTTGTCGGTTATAAGGGTTCTTCCCCTTATGATGCAGGTCTCTTCTATTGTCCTTATGTTCCTCTCCAAATGGTTCGTGCCGTTGGTGAGAACACCTTCCAGCCAAAAATCGGATTCAAGACTCGTTATGGTCTTGTTGCTAACCCATTTGCTGAAGGCAAAACAAAAGGTCTTGGTCAAATCTTGACCAACTCAAACCGTTACTACAGAAGAGTACAGGTTTCCAACCTTATGTGAGTTTCTTTCACATTTTTCTTGGGGTCCGAAAGGACCCTTTTTTTATGCCTATAAATAAAAATAAAAATGGCTTCACCCTCGTTATCAAATCAGATTGGAAATAAAAACTACCTATCCCCATTAGGATTTAAGTTTGTATTGTCAAAGTATCCAAAAATTGATTTCTTTTCTAATTCCGCAGAAATACCTGGAATTAATCTTGGTGTAGCAATTCAACCTACTTATTTGAAAGATATTCCAATTCCTGGTGATAAGATTAGTTATGATGATTTTAATTTAAAATTTTTTGTTGATGAAAATTTAGAAAATTACCTTCAAGTTCATAACTGGATACGAGGTCTTGGATACCCAGAGAACGTTGGGGAATACCAAGAATTTCTCAACCAAGACCCATACAATCCAGGAGTTCAAAACGCATCTTCGGGTCAATCTGATGGAAGTTTGATTATTTACAGCAGTAATTATAATCCAGTAGCATCAGTTAGTTTTAAAGGTTTATTTCCAACATCACTTTCTACGATTAATTTTGATGCTACTAATACTGACGTTCAATATGTAACGGCACAGGTAAATTTCAAATATACTTTATATGATATAACAACTTATTGAAACTATGAACCTTGATGAAATTCAATTATTATGGGAGCAAGATTCAATTATAGACCAAGATAATCTACACGATGAGTCTATTAAAATACCTGCTCTTCATGCAAAATATTATAAACTTTATAACAACATTTTTCTTCTACGAAAACTAGAAGAAAACAAATATAAGATTTTAAAAAAAGAAAAATGGATGTATTACTCTGGTAAGGCAGAACCAGAAGTATATAAAGAAAATCCATTTGACCATAAGGTTTTGAAACCAGATATAGATAAGTATATGGATGCCGACAAAGACTTAATTAAAATAGTATCCAAAATAGACTATTACCAAACGATGCTTAGTTATTTGGAAAGTATATTAAAAACAATCTTAAATAGAACTTATCAAATAAAGAATGCGATTGAATACATGAGATTTACAGCAGGATATGGATAATATTATTATACAAAAAAAGAACGAGATTTATTTAAAAGTCGAAACAGAACCACATATTCATCAAGAGTTGTCTGAGCATTTTACTTTTGATGTCCCTGGAGCAAAATTTATGCCCCAGTATAGGAGCAAATATTGGGATGGAAAAATAAGACTTTACAGTAATCATACTGGTGAACTATATGTTGGTCTTTTGGATAAACTAGTTGCTTGGGCAAAAAACTGTGAATATACAGTAGAGTTCAAAAATAATAAGTTTTATGGTTCTCCATTTGAGGAGAATGAAATGATTTCGGTGGAAGGTGTCTCTGATTATATGAAGAGTATATCAAGGCACGAACCAAGAGATTATCAAGTAGATGCTGTGTATGATGCTCTCAGATATAATCGTAAACTTTTAATCTCCCCTACTGCTTCTGGTAAGTCTTTGATGATTTACTCAATCGTTAGATACTTTGTAGAAAAAGAACATAATATTTTATTGATTGTTCCTACTACTTCATTAGTAGAACAAATGTATAAAGATTTTGAGGATTATGGATGGAATGCTGAAGAATATTGCCATAAGATTTACTCTGGTAAAGAAAAATCTACAAATAAAAATGTAGTCATTACGACTTGGCAATCAATTTATAATCTTCCTAGATCTTTCTTTGAGAATTTTGATGTGGTGATTGGGGATGAAGCACACCAATTTAAGTCTAAATCTTTGGTTGGTATTATGACAAAGATGGACAATACAAAGTATCGTTTTGGGTTCACTGGTACTTTGGATGGTTCACAAACTCACAAGTGGGTTCTGGAGGGTTTATTCGGTCCCTCATACAAGGTTACGCAGACACAGGAACTTATTGAAAAAGGTTATCTATCAAAACTACAAATCAAAGTTCTTTTATTAAAACATAACGAACATCAGTTTGATGAATACGAAGAAGAAATTCAGTATTTGATTACCCACGACAAGAGAAATAATTTTATTAAAAACTTATCTTTGGATTTGAAGGGTAATACTTTAATTCTTTATAGTCGTGTTGAAACTCATGGGCAACCTTTGTATGAGATGATAAATAGTTCAGCAGCAAAAGATAGAAAAATATTTTTTGTCTACGGTGGTGTGGATGCTGAAGAAAGAGAAAAGGTAAGAGAAATTACCGAAAAAGAAAACGATTCAATTATCGTTGCTTCTTATGGAACATTTAGTACTGGTATTAATATTAAAAATCTCCATAATATTATCTTTGCTAGTCCAAGTAAATCAAGAGTAAGAAATTTACAATCTATCGGTAGAGTTCTCCGAAAAGGAGAAAACAAAAATAAAGCAGTTCTTTACGATATTGCAGACGACATTACTTACAAATCAAAAAAGAATTATACTTTAAATCATTTAATCGAAAGAATTAAAATTTACAATGAAGAAAAATTTAATTATGAAATTATACAACTAGACTTTAAAAAATAAATGGAAGAAGATTTTTATGCTATCATTAAATTAATATCAGGTGAGGAAATACTTTCTAAAGTTTGTTCTTGTGACGAAGACGATAGGATTGTTTTAATTTTAGATAATCCAATTACTATGGAAACCGTAACAATTCGTCAACTTGGAATATCAACTATCAAAGTAAGTCCTTGGATAAAGTTTGCTGATGATAGTATGTTTGTAATGGATATGGAAAAAATCATAACAATGACTGAAATAACGGATGAAGATTTAATCAAAATACATCAAAAGTTTGTTAGAGAGAGAAGTAAAAAATCTAATAAAAGTGAACTCACTTCTAAAATGGGTTATTTGTCCTCGATTGCTGATGCCAGAATAACCTTAGAAAAACTCTATAAGTCTATTTAAAGATATAACTTATCTTCAACCCTAACAGAGTGATTATAGACACATTCTTTATAGTTGTCAACTATTGCTATCGTGTGTTATAATAAGGAAAAGTAATCAATTTATGTTAAATTCAAAAATGAATAAAGTAAAGAAAAATCCACATTATGTAAATAATAAAGATT